GTTTTAATGATACTCAAACTATAGTATTAACCAAACCAACAGCAGGTGGAGCTTCTAAAAAAATATACACAACAAATAAAGGTAACGTTTTAATAAACCCAAATGATACAATATTAATCGAATTAGATTAATTTTTTCCCAACATTTTTTTATTATATTGTACTTTAACAAAAATTTTTAATATTTATAACCATGGAAAAAACAGTTTTAACACAAGAAGAAATTAATGAATTAAAAGATGCTAAGGATTTACAAACTAATTTATTATTAGCATTAGGAGAAATAGAATACCAAATTCAAGAATTAGAGTTACAAAAGAATGAATTTAGAGAAAAAATGAAAAATTTTAAAAACCATAACCACAAAATGGGGGAAACTTTGCAAAAAAAATACGGACAGGGTTCAATTAATTTAGAAACTGGGGAATTTCAAAAAGTATAGTTTTTGAGGAATTTTATCATATTTATAACCAAAATAACAAATTATTAAAAAATGGCGGAACAAATAGTATCACCTGGTGTTTTTCAAAGAGAAAACGATCAATCTTTTTTACAAACTAAATTACCAACAGCTGGGGCAGCAATTGTAGGACCAACCCCATTAGGGCAAGTTGGGATCCCTACAATAGTTACTACCTACAGTGATTATTTAAATAGGTTTGGAAGTACTTTTTTAAGTGCTAGTAATCAATATACTTATTTTACATCAATAGCAGCATATAATTATTTCCAAAACGGTGGGGATACATTATTAGTAACAAGAGTTGTACCTGGAACATTTACAAGTGCAACAAGTTCCCAAATAAATGATAGTGCATCATCTGCTGAATCTTTTGCTTTAGAAACATTAACTGAAGGGGAACTAGCAAATAGTACTAGTTCTGAAGATTCCGATGGGGCATTAGCGAGCGGTTCTAAGGATAATTTAAGATGGGAAATTTCAACAAGAGATGAATCCAAAGGTACCTTTACACTTTTAGTTAGAAGAGGTAATGACACAACAAACGAAAAAGCAATTCTTGAAACATGGACTAACTTAACATTGGACCCACAAACACCTAATTTTGTTACTAAGGTTATTGGGGACATATCAGAAACAGTCACAACGGATGGTGATGATGCAACCTATCTATCAGTAACAGGAAACTATCCAAACCAATCAAGATATATTAGAGTTAAATCTGTTACATCATTAACCCCAAATTATTTTGATAATGCGGGAAATGCTAAAACAGAATATACAGGGTCAATTCCAAGCCTAGGAAGTGGTTCATTTGGAAGTGCTGTAGGAGATATGCTTTCTATAGGAGATTGTCTTTTCTATGAAAATATTTCTGATGGAGCAGTTACTGCAGACAACACCCAAGGACTAATTCCCGATAATTATACTCAATCATTAGCTTTATTAGCAAATAAAGATGAATATAAATATAATTCAATTGCAGTCCCAGGATTATGTTATTCCTCAACTGCTAATGGTCATGTAACAGTCCTTTCAACTTTAATGAATAATTCTCAAACACGAGGAGACAATTTAGCAATAATTGACACAGCTTTTTATGGTTCAGAAGTATCACCAGTAGTAACAAGCGCAGCAGCTATAAACTCTAGTTATGCATCTACCTACTGGCCTTGGTTACAAACACCAGATCCTGACTCAGGACAATTGGTATGGGTTCCATCTTCAACTTTAATCCCTTCAGTTTTTGCCTTTAATGATTCAGTAAGTGAACCATGGTTTGCACCTGCAGGGTTAAATAGAGGAGCCTTAAATACTGTAGTTAGAGCAGAAAGAAAATTACCTCAATCTTCAAGAGATACATTATATGATGGAAATGTCAACCCAATAGCTACTTTCCCAAATACGGGTGTTGTAGTTTATGGACAAAAGACATTACAAGTAAAATCAAGTGCTTTAGATAGGGTTAATGTTAGACGATTATTAATAGCACTTAAAAACTTTATAGGAGATATTTCACAATTTATAGTATTTGAACAAAATACAATATCAACAAGAAATCAATTCCTAAGTCAAGTTAACCCTTATTTAGAAAGTGTACAACAAAGACAGGGATTATATGCCTTTAAAGTAGTAATGGATGAATCTAATAATACACCAGATGTTATAGATAGAAACCAATTAGTAGGACAAATATTTATACAACCTACTAAAACAGCTGAATTTATTATTTTAGATTACAACATATTACCAACAGGAGCTACTTTCCCATCATAAAAAAATAAAAAATAGATATTTATAATAAACAATAATTAAATAAAATGGCAGTATTAGATCCCAATGAAATATTTTTCACAGCGTTTGAACCTAAACAACAAAACAGATTTATCCTTTATGTTGATGGAATCCCAAGTTATATAATCAAAAAGGTAAGCGGTATAAAAGTTACCCAAGAGGAAGTAGTCCTTAATCACATTAATGTGCAAAGAAAAGTTAAAGGTAGATCTAAATGGGATGATGTAACTTTATCACTTTATGATCCAATTACTCCTTCAGGAGCTCAAGCTGTAATGGAATGGGTAAGATTACACCATGAATCAGTAACAGGTAGAGATGGTTATTCTGATTTTTATAAGAAAGATCTTACTTTAGATGTTCTAGGACCTGTAGGTGATATAGTATCAGAATGGGTATTAAAAGGAGCATGGATTAAAGATGCAAATTTTGGTGATTATGATTGGGACCAAGCAGCTACTGCACAAAGTATAGAATTAACATTAGGTATTGATTACGCTGTATTAAATTTCTAAAAAATAACTTCCCACCCCCCCTTAAAGAGAGTTTGGCTATGTCAAACTCTTTTTTTATCTTAATATGTATAATATGAAATAAAGTTTTAACTAATAAAAATTATGGAACAAAAACAATTAAAATTCCCCTCAGAAGAAGTGGAATTACCATCAAAGGGTTTATTATACCCTAAAGAAAATCCCTTATCCAGTGGTAAAATAGAAATGAAATATATGACCGCCAGAGAAGAGGATATTCTAACAAATCAAAATTACATCAAAAATGGAACAGTAATAGATAAGTTATTACAATCCCTCATTTTGTCTAAAATCAATTTTGCAGATTTACTCATAGGTGATAAAAATGCCATAATGATAGCTGCTAGGGTTTTGGGATATGGTAAGGATTACACATTTGACTATAAAGGTGAAGAAGTTAATATTGATTTGTCTACTTTAGAACCTGTTGATTTTGATGATGATGAGATTAAAGATGGGAAAAATGAATTTTTCTATACCTTACCTAAAACAGGAGCACAAATAAGTTATAAATATTTAACCCATAGGGATGAGGTTAAAATAACCAATGAATTGAAAGGTCTTAAAAAGATTAACAAACATGCAAACCCCGAACTAACTACAAGATTAAAATTTATGATATTATCAGTAAATGGTAGTTATGAACAAAAAGACATAAGGGATTTTGTTGATAATTATTTCCTAGCTATGGATTCTAGATCATTTAGGGAGCATGTAAGTAGAAAACAACCAGATGTTCGATTAGAATTTAATCATGATGGAGAAGATGGCTTTGAGGAGGGAGTTAGAATCCCTATAGGGGTAAACTTTTTTTGGCCTGACGCCTAAATATAGGGTTGCGTTATTTACCCAAATCCATGAAATAATATTTTATGGTAAGGGGGGTTATAATTATGATACTATTTATAATTTCCCAATATGGTTAAGAAATTTCACCTATAAAAAAATTAATGACCATTATGAAAAAGAAAATGAAGAGGTAAACAGATCAAGGGGGATATCTAACAGTAAAGATATTAATATTCCTTCATTTGCCAAAAAAACTACAAGGGCATCCTAATGGGTGCTCTTTATTATTTTTTAATATTTATCACCACACAATACTTTCAATTAAATGCCTTTATTTGATAATTTAGACGACGCAAAAAAACACATTCAAAAACTGAACAAGGAAATTAAAGACCTTGGGAGTGTGGGTTTTAGGGATGTTGATAAAGCCATCAAAAATATGGGTGAGGGTCTTGAGGGAGCAAATGAAGTTATAGCAACCCTTAATGCTAGAATCGAAACCCAAAAAAATGATTGGAAAAGTGTTAATTCTATAGTAGCGAATATTCAAGAAGAATTAGGCAAATCAAATCAAATCCTTAATAAATCTAGAGGGGCTTTTAAATCAATCCAATCTCTATCCCAAGATTTACTTTCAGATGAAGAAGGTATCGTAAAGTTATCAGAAAAAGATTTAACTAAAAAAATAGCAAAAGCAGAACAGGCAAAACTTATTGTTAAAGAACAAGCAAGATTAATAAGACTTCAGGGGAAAACAAAAAAACAACTTACAGAAGAAGAAAAAGAAATATTAGGGCAAGTTGATGCAATGGAAAATAAAAAATCCGTAATGGATGATGCCATTAAAGCAATGAAAAAAAGACTTGATCAGGAAAAAAACATAAACAAATCTTTAGGGGTAGGGGGTAATTTATTAAAAGCATCGGGAGAACTTTTGGATAAAATGGGTCTGGGGGCCCTTAAAAGTGTTGTTAATTTTGATAAGATTAATGATGAGTTAAGGACCATGACTGAAGAAGCAACTAAAAATGGTGATGAGATATTGGGTTGGGGAGGAAAACTTAAAATAGCTGCAAAGGGGGCTAAAATGATGGGGGGAGATCTTCTTAAAGCCTTCACAGACCCCTCAGTTATGATAGGTAAAATTATTGAAGGAATGTTTGCTGTCAATAAGGCCCAAACTGAATTTGGTAAAGAAACAGGAAGAAATATAAATACTTGGGATACCCTTAATTTTAGAATGGGTGTAGATTCTGTGGACTATATAAAAGCTGCTACAGAACTTACAAAGGAATTAGGGGTAGCAGCAGATGCAGTATTTGAACCTGAGGATATAGCAGAAGCAGCAGAATTTACAAACCATATTGGTCTAGCATCTAAAGAAACAGCTAATTTAGCTAAATTTTCCAAACTTAATAGTCAATCACTTGAGCAGACTGGGGATAATGTTGTAAACATGACCAATGAATATATTAAGGGCAATAAGGCAGCTATAAATCAGAAGAAAGTTTTAAGTGATGTAGGTAATGTATCTGATTCATTAGCCGCCTCTTTAGGGGCTTCTCCTGAAAAAATAGCAGAAGCGGCAATAGCAGCTCAAGCTTTGGGTCTTAGTTTACAAGAAGTAGATGGCATAGCAAGTAGTCTCTTAAATATTGAAAGCTCCATTGAAAAAGAAATGGAAGCTGAGGTTCTTTTGGGTAAAGAATTAAACTTAGAAAAAGCTAGAACAGCAGCACTAAATAATGATCATGCAACTTTATCCGAAGAAATTAAAAACCAAGTAGGGGGACTTCATGAGTTCTCCCAAATGAATAGGTTAGAACAGGAGGCTATGGCAGAAGCTATGGGAATGAATAGAGACCAATTAGCCAAAACTATAATGCAACAAGAAATATCAGCAGGAATGTCTGAGGAACAAGCAGCCAAATTAGCAGGGGTAAATTTAGAAGATTTTAAAAGACAAGAAACTCAAGAAAAAATAGCTAAGGCATTAGATAAAATAGCTCAAGCCTTTGCTCCTATAATACAATTAGCAGGTTGGTTATTAAGTAAAACTTGGGTAATTTATACAACACTGATTTTAATAGCGGGTGTTAAATTATGGCAAAATGCCGAAAGATTGGGGGCCGCTTGGAAATCAATCTCAAAAGGAGTATTGGGGGCAGGTAAAGGAATAAGTTCGTTTTTCACTTCTGCAGAAGGGGGTTTTAAGAAAATTACAGGTGCCGCTAAATCTTTTTCAGATAGATTTAAAAAGGGAATGATTGGTGGAGGTAAGGGAGGTAACGTGGCAAAAAAAGTACTTACAAAAGATAGTTCTAAAGCATTAGGGGAAACAGCAAAAAATACTAAGGGAATGTCTGCAAAAAAAGGAGCGGGAATTGGTGGTTTTTTAAAGGGTTTAGGTGAAGGTCTATCATCAGTGGGGAGAAAGTTTGTTGATGTTATAAAAGGGGGCCTTGCATTAGGAATTGTTGGTGTTTTATTAGGGGGTTCTTTTGCTCTATCTATGATGATGTTAAAAGATGTTGATCCTGTACAAATGATCGCTTTTGCAGGTTCCTTAGCTATATTAGGTATCACAATGGCCCTATTAGGTAATTTTGGTGGAAATATCATTATGGGGGCAATAGCAATGGGAATATTAGCTTTAGCCTTAATACCCGCAGCCTATGCCTTTAGTTTATTATCTGAAGTAGATCCTGGTCAAATGTTTTCTTTCGCCATAGCTTTACCTTTATTAGCTTTAGCGGCTGCAGGTTTGGGTTTTTTATTCCCTTTCATAGCGGCAGGAGCTGCTGCCCTAGCAATATTAGGTATGGGTTTAATGGCTTTTGCTGTTGGAGCAGCAATTGCCATGTCTTTAACCCCCAATTTAGAAACTTTTGTAAGTCAACTCCAATTATTTGCTGACGCCTCTTTAATAGCTTCATTATATGCAATTGGCCCTGCTTTATTAGTGGCAGGAGCAGGAATATTAGCATTTCAAACCCTGTTAGCTGTGGGGAGTGTGGCAGGAGCAGTTGGTGGTTTCTTTTCAAGTTTATTTGGAGGAGAATCTGATCCTTTAGCTCCTATTAAAACTTTGGCAGCATTAGCCCCAGCTCTACAAATAGCTGGAGACGCCATAAGTAGTATATCCTCTAATATAGTAGGTTTAAGTAGTGCAATAGAGACCTTAGATTTAGAAAAATTAAGTGAATTAAAAAACTTAGCATTTTGGGCAGCCATAGGGGGACCAATGATGATGATGGGAGCTTTAATGGCAGCACCCCTTCTAACATTAGGAGAACAAATGTCTTTAGGTTCAAGTGAAGGGGATGGAACAGCCAAAAAATTAGATAAAATAACAGAGGTACTTGAAGAAATTTTAAATAAAGAAGGAGTAGTTATGTTAGACAGTGATAAAGTGGGGATAGCTATGACTAAAGGAGAATATAAGCTTCAATAAAATAAAAAAATTAAATATTTATAATAAAAACCAACAATTATGAGTTCACTATTAGATAAATTAAAAGATTCAACTTTAAGCCTCCAAGGAAAATCCCCAAAACTTAAAGATTTAACAATTTCAAAAATCGAAGAAGAAGTATTTGATAATTCAGTTTTAGATAAAACAACAGATACCAAATATATTGATACCGCTCAAAATTCCAAAATTGAAAAAGAAGTATTTAACAATTCAGTTTTAGATTTAGGGGGTTTAAAACCACCTACATATAGAGATACCCCACCTGAGGGGAGAACCTTTTAATAATATAATTTGGCGTTAATAAATCAAATATCAAATTTAAAACTTTTAAAATACGCTACAGCACCTAGAGGTAAATACTCAGGACATAATCCAAACCCCTTAACAAGGGAGTATGTCCCCTTTAGGTTTGAAGGTATTGATCCTAACTCTATTGATTTTTTTTATAGGGGGGGTGATAAAACTGATGATATTATTAAGAGAGATGAAAAAAGGTTTAGTAGATTCTTAAAAACTATTAATGGGGAATTATTTGTAATTAAACAACATACTCTTAGTAGACAAGAAACACCACCAGCTGCGGGAACTATAAAATCTGAACCTATAAGGGAATTTTCAATTAATAATCTTGAGAAGGCAATAAGTGTTGGTGGGAAAGGAAAGTTTTACGATGGTAAGGGAGATAACTCAGACATTCCCTTTGAATCCAAATATGCCTATATTTATAAAAATGTAGAAACAGATAAAAATGTTTTAGTTAATTTATATAGCAAAAAACAAATCATAGATACTAGTGGGAATAATGAGATTTTATCTTACACATCAGGCCCAGGTTCGAATTTTGGTGAAGGAAAAACAATTATACAATTCATTAATCAAAGAACAGGAATTAACAATCCTCTAAATTATTCATATCCTACTTACTATAATAAGGGAGGGGTTAAATTACACGAAAGTGATGAAATAAATATAAATACCTCTTTAACGGGGGTTTCAAAGAAAGAGGATTTAGCATCTAATAAAACAGGATTTACTAAGGATGGGGGTCAATCAAAACTCTTTGGTCCTAAAGATAAAAACCACACTCCTTCAAGAGATGAAGATTTAAAATCACAACTAAAAAATCAAAGTAATACCTTAGGGTTAAAAATGTATGAAACATCTCCTACTAATTTAACTTCATCTTTGGGTGTAACTAATTTAATACAATCTCAAGTAGATTCTGGGTTCCCTTTAGATAGTAATTTAGGTACGGGTTTAAGTGATCAAGGAACAACCACTACAAATTTTGGTTTTAATAGTCTTCAAAAAGATTCAAGAAGGGATATAGTAAAATTAGGGGTAAATTATTTAGCATATAGGGGTAATTCTCCAACAGAACACCAAACCTATGTAGGGGAAATGACAACAAAAGAATCCCCAATTATAAAAATGTATGTAAACTTAACGGGGGACAGTAGTTTATATTTTCCTTTTGTTATTAACACAAACCATAGTGTTTATGGTAACGATATAGTTAGTGTTGTTTCATTAGAAAATAATGGAAGAATGAATTTTTATAATGGTGAATTTATCCCCCCTCATTTAAATAGTGATAAAACCTTTACGGTATTTAACCAAGAATTAATAAGTGAATTTAGTCCTTTTAGTCACGGTTCTATATACCAATTAGAGGATTTTAGGAAAATAATAATTGAGAAAAATCAAAAATTAATTAGTGGTAAAAATAACACAGTTCTTTCTAATTCACCCAGTTATAAAGAATTTAATATTGAAACAAGAACCAAATTAGGAGATCCCGGAAGAAGATCATTAAGAAATGTAGCTGATTATACAATAAAGGATGTTTTAGATAAAATAACAGCATCTCCTGTAGAGTTGGATGGTAAATTAATTGAAGACATGATTCAGTTTTCATTTTATGCTGTTGATACTGATAACCCTAGGAAGAATGGAAGCACAGATAATAAAATTCAATTTAGAGCTTTTATAGATTCATTTGATGATTCTTATTCATCAGAGTGGGGTGGACAAACCTATATAGGTAGAGGTGATGAGTTTTATACTTATAAAAATACAAAAAGGTCCTTATCCTTATCTTTCACTATGGTTGCCCAATCCTATGGGGAATTAAAACCTATGTATGACAAATTAAATTATTTCATTTCTACCTTATACCCTGATTATAGTTATAATGGTATTAAAAGAGGGAGTTTGTTAAGATTAACTGTTGGGGGGTATATTATACGACAATTAGGTTTCTTAAAAGGTATAAAAGTTGGAATTCCCGAAGTTAGTCCTTGGGAAATAGGATTACAACCCGATGGTATTGTTAAACATGAAGAACAATTACCTCATATCCTAAAAATATCAGGTTTAGATTTCCAACCCATCCCCGAATTTTTACCTCAGAAATGGAAAGATGTAAACTCCAAATCAAACCCTAAATGGATTGCACCTCAAATAAAATAAAGTTAAATGGGAAGATATTCAAATAATAAATTTTTATTCACTAAAAATAAAAACAGGTATTATAGTACTACAAGATATCCTGAAGTCCCCAGAAGGAATGATGATATTTACATTATATCTACTGATGGGGATAGATATGATACTTTAGCTCTACAATATTATTCAAATCCTGATTTATGGTGGATAATATCTATATGTAACGCTTCACATACTCAAAATTCACTAATTCCCCCATTAGGGGTTCAAATTAGAATCCCCTCAAACCCACAAATAGTTATAGACCAATTTAATACTTTAAATAATGAGTAGTAATTTAACAGGGGAAAATTTCCCCGAGTATGTACAAAAACAAATATCAAAGAGGCAAGAATTAATGGCTGAGGGGTTTGTTAATGACCAACATAATATTTTAGAAAATTCCAAATCAAAAGAAAAACAAAAATTTTTTGATAACAACCAGGGATTTATAAATGTTGTGTCATGTATAAATTTAGATATTCAAAAAATAAAAGATAAGAATAAAGAAGCTGGTTTAGAAAGTATTTTTGATAGTTATGAATTAGGTGGAAATACTTTAGCTAAAAATTTCATTTTAAAAGGGGGGGTTTCAAGTGACAAAAAAGGCACATCTAGCTTTAGAAGAGGGATTAGAGATGGGGCGGATACAGGCCTTATTAATGATTCTGCTTATGGGATAGGAAATCTTCAAAAATATGGGCAAAAACCAATGCCCTCTTTAGAGAATATGGAAGTAAAAAGCAAAAATAGAGGTTCATTAAGAGAAGCAACTTTAAAAATAAAAGCCTTTAGTACTGAAGATTTTAAAGTTATTGATGCTCTTTACATGAGATTGGGTTATAATATTTTTGTTGAATGGGGTCATGCTTTTTTATTAAATAATGAAGGGAAAGTTGAGGGAAATGGGAACTCTTTAATGGATTTAATATTAAAAGAAGATAACAAAACCACAGATCTTTATAAAGAAATAGAAGAAAAAAGATTAAAAAGTGATGGTAATTATGATGCTTTTTTAGGTAAAATAAAAAACTATAGTTGGTCAATGTCGTCAGATGGGGTTTATGATATTGATTTAAATATTATAAGCGCTGGAGATGTAATTGAATCATTAAAAATTAATACACAAGAACTTCAAACCAAAGGCCTCTCATCTGCGGAAAAAGAGGAAATCCAGGATTACAAAAAGACATTAAAAGATACAAAAGAAAAGGCAAAAGAGAAAGGTTATGTAGCGGCAGAAGCAGAAGATTCTGATGTATCTATATGGTCTAAAAGGGCAGAAAGTGATATAAATTGGTTTCTTTATAGAGTAGCTACTCTCAAAGGAGGAGACGATGCCTGGTTTTCAGATGTAAGATCCCCCGATACATGGAGGGCAACCGAACCTGGGGACGGAGCAAGACAGCCCCCTGTAGTAATAAGCAAAAAACCAATATTTGCTTGGCCATCAGTAACAAAACCTATAAGGTATAGAGAAACATCGGATGTTGTATATTTAGATTTTGAAGATGTAGGTTCTACTACTAATAATTACTATATAAGATTAGGGGCATTTTTGGAATTTATTGAACAAGTTTGTATGTTATATGAAGCTGATGAAAATGGTAAAATTTTAGAAGAACTTAGAATTTGTAGTGATGGGAAAGTAAGGATGAGAAAGAAACCTATAGTTAGAATATCTTACAATCCCCATTCAAATTTTTGTTTCACAACCCCCTTCCATATATCAGCAGATCCTAGAGTGTGTGTTTTATCCAAAATGGTTAAAGTTGGCCAGTTTACTGCCCCCCCTGGTATGGAAGAAGTTTGGGAGGATTTAGAGAATGATAATGGTACAGTTGGGGGTTATTGGAAAAAACTTTACCCTAATTTAAATTCCTTTGACTACCCACAGATAATTAGACCAGAGGCAGTGGGGGATGAAATATCAAAAACCCAAGAGAAAGATACATCAATACCTCATGGAAAAATAATGAATATTTATGTAAGTTTTATAGAAATAATGAAATCCCTAGATAGTGCTACCACCAAAAATGAGGATGATACTAGTACAACCAACTTATATGATTTTTTAGCAATGATTTTAAAAGATATCTCCCATGCCACAGGAAATATTAATGATTTCCAATTGGTTTTAGACCCTGACACCAATTTTTTAAAAATAATTGACGCCACTAGAATTGAGGGTTATGGTACAATTGCAAAGGAATTGAATGAAGCTATGGGGAATAAAGAAATCTCAGTTGCTAAGTTTGCAATTAAAGATAATATTTTAAATAATAACAAAAAATTCGAATCTCCTATAATAACTGATTTTTCAATAAAAACAGAAATGTCAAGTAAAATGGCTACCACAATTACAGTGGGAGCCCAAGACCCTGAAGGTGCAACTGGAAAAGGTATGGGGATTGCTAACTTAAATCATGGGTTTAAAAACAGAATAGTAAAAAATATACTTAAATCAAGTGGAAAAACAACCACAGGAACAACCCCCGAAGAAAAATTTTCAAGTAATTTAACCGACTATAATACTTTTTTAGAATCCCAAATAGATACTGAGGGAAGTACAATGTGGAGTTGGTTTTGGGATGATGATAGTTATTGGGATGAATCTTTATTTGATTCAACACGTTCTCTTCTAAATGGTTTTTTATCCTTTGCCATAGCCCAAGAAGCAAAGAAAAGTAAAACTGATAACCCCCAAATAGGGTTTATTCCTATAAACCTTTCATTAACATTCCCAGGAATATCTGGTATTAAAATATATAATAAATTTACAATAGATTCAAAATTCTTACCTACTAATTATGGTTCTTCTTTAACTTTTCTAGTAAGAGGGGTTTCTCATTCTTTTAGTGGTGATAAATGGGAAACTAAAATTGAAAGTTTATCAATACCCTCAAAAGTAGCAAAAGGGAATAAAATCCTCCCAACAAAAGTATTAGAACCTGGCCCAATTTCAAAACAAAAACAAAATATCACACCCCCTACTGAGGATATAGCTCTTGCCCAAAATCTAAAACTAGGGGAAGGAATAGGTGATGGAGAACTATTAACTATTACCTCAGGTTTACCTATGACATCAACAAAAGATGGTAAATCTTATGAAATAGATAAAATAAAAAGAGGTAATAGTCCTATAAACAGAATATGGTTACACCACACAGCAGGATGGGATAAAAGAAAGGGAACAATCTCTAGTTGGACACGAAGGGTATGTTCTGACGCCACAGGTAAAGTCCATACTCCTTTTATTATAGGTAGATCACTCCCTGAGGGTTTTAGTGGGGGGAGTACTAAATATTCAACTCTTATTGAACAATTATATGATGAAGAGGAATATACGGGGTGGGCCAGTAGTACAGGAACATCAGGGGATAAAGGAACTGTAAATATTGAACTAGCAGGGTTAGGGTATATAAAAGGGGGACCTAGAAAAAACAAAAAAGTAGCCGAAATGAAGGGGTTGGACCCCGATACGGATTTATATTATTCATGGGCATCAAGATCAAAAGATGGGGAGGGGATATTCCAAGAAAATGAAATTGCAAAACCTGTAGACAAGGACCTTAAAGAACTTCCATCATGGCAAGGCCATGAGTATTGGGTAAAATATCCACCAGAACAAATAAAGGCCACAGAAGAATTATTAATTGCACTAATAAGAAAATATAATGGTGATGCCCCTAGTAAAAAGGGTATAAAACATAATGTTATTCCTGATGATAATGTGTTTTTTAAATGGGATAATGTTTTTGGACCCCCCATACCCTCTTCAAAAATAAGATCATCAAGAGGAGTTTTTGGTCATAGATTAAGTTCCAATAAAAGCGATATATGGCCTCAAAAAGAAATGGTAGAGATGTTAATGAATGTTCAAGCAAAAGCAGAAGGTAAGCACACACCCCCAAGCACATTCCCCTCAACACCTCCTACTCCCCAGGAAGCTTCGGGTAAGGATGTCAGGTTAGGTGTAAAAATTTGGAGGGAATTCCAAAAGGTATTAATTCAAGAGGATAGTTATGGGGATAAAGGTAGTCCTTTATTGTCCCCTCAAGGTCAGGGGGGTGTTAATAAAAACACAACAATTAAATTATTAGAGGATTTCATTAGATATCGTCCCTACGATAAGAATAGAGATGAGAAACTGTCTCCAACCTCTGAGGCTTTTGATAAATGGGGGGATGTTACAGATAACAATGGAATATGGAAAGGAACGGGGAAAAAAATTCTCAATACCCTCCCTTTTTCTTCATTACAGTTAGAAAACATAGAGATCCAACCCATTAAGGAGGGTCCAATATATACTAGATATAGTCCCTCACATGAAAAATTTAACAAAATATTTGAGGGTATTGTTAAGGCTATAGATGAGGGTAAATCAACATACTTGGTAGATTGGTACCAACAAGAGGGTTTAAGTGGGGGGGCTGATATATCCCTAAACCTTCCATCCTTTTAAATATTTATTATCATGAGTATTTATATTCCATTATCTCAATGTACTACAAATTTATTTGCTAACCCTGGAGAATTTATTTTTGCCAGTAACGCCCGAGAATATGTAGGTCCCTATTGGAAATATATAACAGGTGCAACTTTTGCAGGGGCAACACCTCAATCCACACCAAAACCTTTAAGAATAATCCCCCCTAATTTTGATTACCCTGATGCTAGTAGAGCATATCAATTTAAAAATAAATTTTCCCAAGTGGCTTTAAACCCCCCTTTTGATGCCGATCCCAATTTTTCAATGGGAGAAAATGGGGAGGAAAATTGGGACCCTATATCTAATAGAAACTATAATTTACTAAAATCCCCACCCTTTCCTGATTTAGGTTTCAACCCCGAAATAAAAACAATCCCTGGGAGATTATCTCCCCAACCAACTGAAAAAGATTTTGAAAACTTTGAATTTACTAGGTTTTTTGTTAAAAAAAGAAATGAAATTCTCTATTATGAAACTTCAAAAGAGTATTATAATCCTATGAAGGCTGAAAAAAAGAACTATTATTGGGAATTATATCAAGTCTTCCCAGTAACATGGAGAATATTAGGTGAAATTTCCAACGTAAAAGCTATTAATGTAAACATTGTTCATTTAACAGAAAATAAATTAAACCTCCCCTATTTCCACCTTTATATCAAGGACTATCTAAAATATTATGGGGGGGATAATGTACCTGGGGTGAATATTACTTCAGAAGACGGGGAAATCCCCACCCCTCCACAAATTCCAGTTAATGTAAAAATAAATAGAAAACCTCCTTCTACAGGAGGATTAGGATATTAATTTGGCTTCTTGAAATGTTTTTATTATATTTACTATATGTTTTATATAGTAGAGACAAAAACACAATTAAATGAATTTAACAAAAAGGGTTATAAGGAAGCTTATATAGAGGTTATACCCTATTCTGATAAAACTCACCCTACAATAACAGACGTTAGTTTAGTTTACATTAGACCATTTGAAGCAACTAAAGGATATATTTTAACTATAGACCATAGCGAAGCTATGCCGTTAAACAACGAGTACATTGAAGAATCAATTAATAAATTCGATAAGTTATATGTTTGGGGTAGAAAAGAATTTAGGCATTTTTACTGGTGGACTAATGAGGTAATTGATTTATCTCTAGCAGCCCCTAATTATGAAAAAGAAACAACTCAAACACATAAACTATTTAACCATTATAAAAGATACAAAAATAAAACAGATATTAACAGAATTATTCCTATCGTTAAACATTATGAAGCTTGTGAAAAAAATTATAATAATTTAAAACAATATAAAGATGAACCCGTCAACAAATTTTACAACCAATCAATACCAATGGTATTCCAATTTATCGAACAAAGTGGTATACGAGTGGATTCCCAACTCTTCGAAGACTACTTCGACTGTGGTGGCACAGATAAAGTGTACACACAATACAATTTCAATACAACCACCACAAGACCCTCTAACAGATTTGGAGGAATCAATTTTGCAGCCTTAAATAAGGAAAATGGATGTCGTAAATCTTTTATACCTGAAAATTCAAGATTTGTTGAAATTGATATTTCTGCTTACCATCCTACCCTTGCTGCCCATCTTGTGGATTATAAGTTCGATACGGATGATATTCATGCTTCCTTTGCAAAAATGTATAAGGTGGATTATAAAAAAGCTAAAGAGTTAACATTCAAACAACTTTATGGGGGTGTATTTAAACAGTACAAGGATTTAGAATTTTTCCAAAAGATACAAAAATATGTAGATGAATTATGGGAAAAATTCAATAATGATGGTTATATTGAATGCATGATTTCAAAATATAGGTTTGAAAAAGATAAATTAGATAACATGAATCCACAAAAATTATTTAATTATCTACTACAAAATTTGGAGACGTCACTTAATGTTCGTATATTAAAACATATAATAAAAAGAATAATAGCTAAAAAATCTAAATTAGTATTATACACGTATGATGCGTTTTTATTTGATTTAGCAGATGATGAAGAATATTTAATAGAAGATATAAAAAACATATTTAAAAGATATGGATTAAAAGTAAAACTTAAACATGGAACAAACTACGATTTTTAATAACATAGATAGTATTTATAGGGAGAAATACGATTTTGAAAACCCAAAAAATATAGGAGATTTGAATAATAAATTATTTTGCACCTTCACAACATTAGAAGGGGTTGATGGGTTAGTAAATAATTTATCCTCCCAATATTCTATAATGTACAACAAAATGTTTGTTCTTTATATTAAGAGCAATGAAGAATATGTTATAACTTATAATGTGGATCAGGGCAATGTACAAGCTATCCCAGACAATACTATTTTAGTTCATAGAAAAAAAGAAACAAATACTTTATATACAATAAATGCTTTGAATGAACTTATAAAAAGTTTAAATGGAGGGGTTGTAGATACTAAATTCCCCATAGACTGGCAACATTATAAAAACTGTGTTCTATTAACTCAACATAATGAGTTAAAACAGCTAAATACAAAAATTCATAAAATAATTGAATTATAATTTGGCTTACTCATCAATTTTTATTATATTTAAGTAATAATTAAAAAACAAAATAAATGGATTTAAACGCTATTAAGTCGAGATTGAGCACCTTAAATAAGCAATCAAACTCGCAAAACAAAGAAAAAAAGGATTACACCTTGATTTATTGGAAACCTAAACAAGAGGGAAAATATCAAATTAGATTTGTTCCTTCGGCACATGAAGTTACTAATGATCCTTTTCACGAGGTTATGGTACACTATGGAGTAGGAAAATTTCCTATTATGGCATTAACTAATTGGGGAGAAGATGATCCCATTGTTGATTTTACTGCTAAGTTAAGAAAAACATCAGAACCAGAAAACTGGAGATTAGCTAAAAAACTTTACCCCAAAATGAGGGTATTTGCTCCTGTAATTGTTAGGGGTGAAGAAGATAAAGGAGTTAGATTATTTGAATTTAGCAAAACACTTTACATGGAATTATTATCAATTGCTGATGATGAGGATTATGGTGATTTTACTGATGTTGCTGAAGGGCATGACTTTGTAGTTAATGCTACTAAAGTACAAGATAGGTTAGGTTTTAACTTAAATTTACGACCAAAACCAAAAACATCCCCCTTAAGTAAAGATGCTGAAGAAGTAAAAAATTGGTTAGCTAATCAACCTTCATTATTAGAAGAAAGATTTAAGTACACCTACGATAAATTGAAAGAAGAACTACAAAAGTTCATTTCTGAAGAAGAAGGTGGAGAAGAAGATGAAATTACATCTGATCCTGTAAGTGAATTTGATGGTGATACCAAAGAAGTAAAGGAAAATAAAAATAATTTTAATCTTGAAAATCAAGGGAAAAAAGCAATTTCTAAAGCCACCGAATTTGATAAAATGTTTGAAGGTGACGATGATGGTTTACCATTTTAAATAAGGTTATATGGCAAAAAGAAAATCGCTACAGGAAGCAGTCTCCAAAGAAATAAAATCCAAATTTGATTTAAGTTCCTTCAAAGAAAAGAAGGGACTTAAACAAAATATCAAATTTAAAGACCAAGAATGGATCCCCCTTTCAAAAGCATTCCAAGATGTAACATCAGTCCCAGGAATACCAATGGGACACATTGTTCTACTTAGAGGCCACTCAGATACAGGTAAAACAACTGCTCTTTTAGAAGCGGCGGTTGCTGCCCAAAAGCGACAGATTCTTCCAGTTTTCATCATTACTGAAATGAAATGGTCTTGGGATCATGCTAAGATGATGGGAATGGAAGTTAATGAAATTGTTGATAAGGAAACAGGTGAAATAGTAAATTACGATGGTAATTTTATATATGTTGATAGAGAAACAATCAATACTATTGAAGATGTAGCTGTGTTTATCTTAGACTTAATTGATGAACAGAAAAAAGGCAACTTGCCTTATGATTTACTATTTTTATGGGATAGTATAGGATCAATACCCTGTGAAATGTCCGTTAAATCAAATAAAAATAATAATGAATGGAATGCGGGTGCAATGTCAACCCAATTTGGAAATAATGTTAATCAAAGAATTACATTATCAAGAAAAGAATCATCTAAACATACTAACACGTTAGTTTGTATTAATAAAGTATGGACGGCAAAAGCAGAATCACCAATGGGTAAACCAAAATTAATGAATAAAGGTGGATTCGCAATGTGGTTTGATTCTACATTTGTAGTTACCTTTGGTAACATTTCAAATGCAGGAACATCTAAAATTAAAGCAATTAAAGATGGTAAACAGGTTGAATTTGCGAAAAGGGTTAATCTTCAAATTGATAAAAACCATATTAATGGTGTTACTACAAGGGGTAGAATAGTTATGACTCCCCATGGATTTATTAATGATAATGATAAGGAACTTAAAGATTATAAAACTGAAAACGCGGGTGCTTGGAAAAGGATTTTAGGTGGAGGAGATTTTCAAATCGTAGAAGAGGATCATGAATATAATGATATTTCTACTTACACAGAAGAACCAGAATAAAATATGAGAAAAAAAGAATTATTAGACCTCTTGAACGATGATCAAGGGGATGGTACAAATATGCCTAAAGGAGATAGAATCTTATTAATAGATGGGTTAAATCTGTTTTTTAGAAATTTCGCCATGTTACAAATGGTTAATCCAAAAGGGGTACATATAGGGGGGTTAGGTGGTTTTTTTAGATCCTTAGGAGCATTAATTAGACAAATTCAACCCCATCAAGTTTATGTAGTATTTGATGGGGCTGGTTCTTCAATGAATAGAAAAAACATCCTCCCTGAGTATAAATCAGGTAGAGAAACCCAAAGAATTACCAATTGGGGGGTATTTGATAATTTGGACGAAGAACATGATTCTAAAATAGACCAAATAATAAGAATTATACAATATTTAAAAACCCTACCAGTTAAAACAGTATCAATAGATAAGGTAGAAGCGGATGATATCATCGCGTATTTAAGTCATAAAGCGCTAAAACAGCGGGGTGATAAAGCATTCATAGTCTCCAGCGATAAGGATTTTCTCCAATTAGTAAGCGAACAAGTTGTTGTTTATAGACCCATAGAAAAGAAATTTTATACTAAGGAAAATTTTAGGGAAAAATATAATATGCCTCCTGAAAACTTCATTATTTATAAAACACTTATGGGGGATAATTCGGATAAAATAAAGGGGGTAAAAGGGTTAGGAGAGAAAAAACTGCATAAGTTATTCCCTGAGTTAAGTAAGTGGGAGGTTTCTTGGAAGGATATTTTGGATATCTGTGAGAAAAAATTTAAAGACCATATTATATATGCCAGGATAATTCAAGAAGTAGACCAATTGGAGAAAAATTACAAAATAATGAATTTAAGTAAACCTATGATGGGTGAAAATGAAAAAAAATACATAAATGAATGTGTAGAATCCAAAGATTTACCGTATATTCCTAAAATGTTCACAGACTTGTACAATGAAGATGAGTTAGGTGGAATGATTAGAAATTTAGATTTCTGGTTAAGGGAAAATTTTTTAAAATTAGTTTCAAATAAATAAGTTATGACATTACAAAAATTAGATGAGTACGGACAGGGGTTTCAAATTAAAGTGTTGTCTTCACTTTTAACTCATAAGGACTTTTTAATAAATATTTATGATATCCTTAACGAAGATGACTTTAATAACCAATCCCACCGATGGATTATAAAAGAAATATTAAGGTATTATGATAAGTACCACACAACACCCTCATTAGATATTTTAAAAGTTGAAGTAAAGAAAGTAGAAAATGAAGTACTACAATTATCAATTAAAGAACAATTAAGGGAAGCCTATATTGCTAGTGACGATGATTTAGAATACATTCAAGAAGAATTCTCTACATTTTGTAAAAACCAACAATTAAAACAAGCATTATTATCATCCGTAGATTTACTTAAAGCTGGGGATTATGATTCTATAAAAATAATGATTGAAAATGCTCTAAAATCAGGCCAAGATAAGAATTTAGGACATGAATATAATTTAGATATTGAAACTAGATATAGAGAAAATAATAGAAAATGTATTCCAACACCTTGGAACAGAATAAATGATTTATTACAAGGAGGACTTGGTGGTGGAGATTTTGGACTAATATTCGGCAACCCAGGAGGAGGTAAATCTTGGACATTAGTTGCCTTAGGTGGACATGCTGTTAGATTAGGTTATAATGTTTTACACTACACATTAGAATTGGGGGAAGATTATGTTGGATTAAGATATGATGCATTTTTCACTCAAATCCCAGTAGACCATTTATCCAAACATAAAGAAAGAGTTGAGGATGTAGTTCCTCAAATCCCAGGTAAATTAGTTATAAAAGAATTTCCAACTGGGAGAGCTAGTATCCATACAATAGAATCTCATATTAGAAAATGTGTAGACCATGATATTCAACCTGATTTAATTTTAATAGACTATGTTGATTTGCTTTCTTCCAAAAGAAAGAATGTTGATCGTAAGTATGAAATTGATGATATTTATACAAGTACTAAAGGATTAGCTAAAGAATTAAACCTGCCAATTTGGTCGGTTTCTCAAGTTAATCGTGCAGGTGCAAAAGATGATATCATCGAAGGTGATAAAGCAGCTGGTTCTTATGATAAAATTATGATTACAGATTTTTGTTTATCATTATCAAGAAAAGCAAAAGATAAGGTAAATGGAACCGGAAGGTTCCACGTTATGAAAAATAGATATGGAATGGATGGATTAACATTTGGGGTAAAAGCAGACACATCAACAGGTCATTTTGAAGTTCATGATTATAATGAAGATGATGAATTAGTCACAAACCAACCTCCATCTCCCCCAGGAGAAATTGATAATTGGGATAGAGACCATTTATCTAATCAACCAGTTACAAAAAATTTTTTTATTAATTCCTAAAACCAATTAAAGATATGACAAAACTAAACCTCCCTCAAGAAATTTACTCTAAAATAGTTGTTTATAACAAGTATGCAAAATATAATAGAAATAAAAAAAGGAGAGAAACTTGGGAAGAAATAACTACTCGAAATAAGGAAATGCATCAAGAAAAATTTCCAGAATTAAAGGAGGATATTGAAGAGGTTTATAAGTTTGTTTATGATAAAAAAGTTTTACCATCAATGAGGAGCTTACAATTTGCAGGTAAACCTATTGAAATAAATAATTCACGAATATTTAATTGTTCTTACTTACCTATTGAGGATTGGAGGGCTTTTAGTGAAACTATGTTTTTATTACTT